CAATCCAAATCTTGACTGTCTATAAAAAGGCCTGTATGTGCATAAGGCCAAGGAGGAGTAAAAGGGATAGGATCGCTACGGCGAACCACCCTCCAATGAGTGGGTTGTCCACCAGACAAAACTTGATCAGAGACTTTTGGCGATCCGTAAGAGTAAATTTGAACATTCTTTCCTCTTTTGTGAAGCCACATTCCTATTATTTGTGCAACGGCTCCGCCTAAACTGTGACCTGTAACGTGTACCGTGTGTTCAAGAGTATAACTATTATCTAAAATTTGCATAATGGTTATAGAAGCATCTCTAAATCCTTTATGAAGTCGGATTCCTGTACGAGTATCACTTACTAACCTCACATCAATATCTGATTGTACATTTTCTGTATTGGCTGTACCTCTAATAACAATTATTGATATTCCATCTACTTGTTTTACTTCAAAGGCAACTTCGTCTTTTTGATCACCGCCAGAATCGTAAATAGCTTTGCAATATTCTGCGTGTTCAATAAGAGAGTCTAGAGTGACTGGCAAATTTGACTTGTCACCGCTACCTAGATCATTATGTGTTTTGTCGTCTTTGTTATGTTTTGCACATCCACTAAGGGCCAGTGCCACCATTACGATTATGAGCTTCCACTTCATCTTTTTTCCTCCAAGCTGTTGCACCTAAAATAGCTCCGAATGATAAATGAAACATTGCTCCAGCCTGTAATGTTAATGGTGCCCATCTACTTGTGTTCATTTTTATTTCATCGGTCTCCATAGACATACCTATGTTCCACATCAAAGGAGCAACAAAAAAATCAATCAGACAGATAAACAAATAAACTAATGCCGCCCAGTCTCTCCAATGTCTGTTTATAGTTTTATTTATTGACATAGACTAATTGTAGATTTGCCATATTTCTCCATCTTGCACGATATATTTATCTTCATTTTGTACTCCATCTTCGATGAACCCGAATGGAGTCAGGTCTTCTTCTATTTGCTTCATTTGACTATTATATAATTTGTTTCTCAAATCTATATTGTTTAAATCTTTGAATAGGTCTTGGGAAGAGAACCAAGAAAACAATACAAGACTCATTACTAAATCATCATTACTACCTACTTCAGCTTGCCAACTTTTTCCTTTAACGATAAATTGAGATATCTCAGATATTGTCTCTAAATCATTAATGATTAGTTTATTTTCTTCTACTAGGTCTTTGAAATTAGAACAGCCAACCGCTTTAACTCGCTTAGTCATTTTGATGCCTAATTTTGCGTGTACACTTGATTCGTTTATTGTGTTTTCGTATTCTAAATCATAATGAAGTATATTACAAACTTCTCCACCGGGACCGTTAGATTCAATCAAAACTGTTGCATTATTGTATGCTGATGCCACCTGATGAATTATGTTTGGAAGAAGAAGAGGAGATACTGTATTTGAGCGAAATTTGGCTACTTGCTTCCACGGCATTTCTGTAATATCAATTACATTGAATGCAGAGTAATCCTGACCACGACCTTCTGCTACATCTACGGCTATAAAATATTGATTTCCTTCAATTGTCTCTTCGTAGACATCAAGATTATCCTTCCGTGATAGTGGAGCTTTAACAGCAAGTTCGGAAATCTTTGCAGGTTTAACCAGTGTACCTGCACTCCCTAAAAATTCAGTTTCAAATTCCTGTCTAAATTGTTCCTCACTCGTATTTGCAATGGTCTGTCGCTTCCATTCAGCATCTCGTCCAGGTACATCCCACCAATTAACAGAAAATGACGAATAGTCGGATCGTTTTTCAACGGCATTAGTCCACATCTTATAGAAATGATTCATACCATTTGGAGTTGATACGATAATAACTTGTGATGTTTGTCCTGATGATATCGTAGGATATACAGAATTAAAAAATTCTTCTGCTAGATTTTGTGGAACAAATGCAAACTCATCAAGAAAAATCAGATTAAAAGAATATCCTCGTATAGCACTTGATGACGTAGAAGAGGCGAGAATTCGGGAGCCATTCTCTAAAAAAATAGAACCTTTGTTCCATTCAGATACTCCTTGTTGAATGAACATAGGAAGTTTTTCATAAGCAAATTGGAGACGACCTAATAATTCTCTTGCGGTAGCACCCTTATTCGCTAGAATCGCTATGTTTTTCTGCTCATTAAATAATATGTAATGAAGCATAAATGCCAGACTTGTCTGTGATTTACCAGACTGTCTAGGACATTTGACTATACTAAATCGATTATTTGATAATAGTTTGATTAGATCCCTTTGAAACGGCCACAATTCAAATTTCATTAATCCTTGATCTATATTGATAATAGTCATATAGGTCGTAATGAAATGAATCGGGTCATCCCTACATTTTATGTACTCTTCTATCTCCTCTTTCGTATAGTTTTGAGGAGTATTTAGACTTTTTAATAGGGGATACCATACCCATCGAGTTTCGTATAAATTATCTCCAGACTTGTCTCTACCGAAGATATTAAATATTTTAGCATCTATCCAGTCTTTAATCTTTCCCATCGATTGTTTTTCCCTTCAACATTTCTTGCAATTCTGCGGTACTACCAACGTAAAGGTTATTTACATTTGTTTTTGGTGCTTCTCCCTCTTTCATTAGTTTTAATTCTTTCTGCATTCTTAACAATTCCATTGTAGTTTCGGATACATTTTTTATTAACCCACTTGCTACTTCATATGCTCTCGGATGTTCCATTTCTTTTGCAAGTTCAAGAATGCCTTCAAGAGCATCATTACCTCTTTCTATAAGATTATATAGATTCTCTCTTGCATATCGATAATCTTCTCCTAGATCACCACTATCTGGATCTGATTGTACTGCCGTTCTAGGAGCAAGACCACGTTCTCTTCGTGTATTTACAATTCGTTTGTCAATAAAGTGTACTCCGTCATAATCACTTTCATTATGGGGATTCTCAAAATCTCCTATAATATCTTCAGCAACAATCAATTCCGCATCTAATTTATCTTTAACGCTTTTCTTCTCTGTGATCTTTTTTTCCATAATCTCTACTTTCTTCAACTGATTCAAATGATAAGATATTACCTTTTTTATCTAGTTTAATATTTCTAATACCAAATCGTATTTCCATACTTTTCTTTTTTCGTTTCTCATCTGCCATACGGTCAAGGTCTTTCCAATAAAAATTCATTTGTTTCACTTTCTTTGGATCAACCATCTTTTTTCCGTAATCAGACCACGTCCCATCTCTTTCATCAATTGACGGGTCATAATCTGCAACTATTTGAATAAACGATTTCAATATCGTTAAATTTTTCTGCCATTTCAGAGGATCAATCCCCTTTTGCTGTGCTTTTATGAGAGCATTATTGGCGGCATCTTTTGTAGTCTTTAACTTTTTAGCAATAGCATTGACTATATCTGTATATTTTGAGAAAGTAATCATTACGCACCACCTCCTACACTCACCCATCCCTGATCAATCGGTTCGTCTTCATCGTCTACAATGTCAGGAGTCGAATAGCTAACCTCAACCTCTTTAACAACATCTTGTTCTCGTACTGGTGGATAGAGCCATCCCTTTACTTCAAAGTCTAAAGTCCAATTGACTATTCGTTGTTCTGAAAAATCTCCTTCAAATTCATCCAACATAGTTAATCCAGTTAGTTCAATAGGAATATCTCTTTTTAATTCTAATGCTGGAATTTCTTCGATTACTACGTTGAAGTCTGGTTGAAAATAAGGTAAAATTTGTTCAATGATTTGAAGTCCATCATCCATATAATCCACATAAACGTCAAGAGCAAATGTATAGTTGTATGGAATAGGAGTATACAAAATAGTTGCTTTATCGGGATTAGCCGCTTGATTGAATTTATACTCGTTCATTTGATTTGGCGACCGAGAATAGTCTGCTGTCAAACCAGTCAAAATAAATCCCATTCGTGGAACTTGTCTATTCTTTACGCTATCTTGAATCAGCCGTGCTAAATATTTCTTTCGAGACTCGTAAGCCAAAGGTACTTGAATATCTTTAATGAGTGTACCATCCGACTCTTTCCGTTGAACGTGAATATTATTGAATACTGATCCAAAGGCAATAATTAATTTTTTTGTAGTTCCGTGATAAAAAGTTGTTCCAAACATAATCTATTTCTATGTACTTCCAAATGGGTTCATCTCTGACAGATCAAGAATATCATCATCCATAGTATCCCAATCAGGAGTTGCTAATTCAGCATTTACTGCCGCCTCTATCTCTGTCTCTACTGCGGTTATCTCTGCCCATTC